GTCGAGGACTTGTCTGATAGAGATGTAAGAATCAAACAAGACCTACAACTTTTTGAGGATTTTTTTAAAAATTTCCCCTTACCAGTGACAATGTGGTCTGTGTCTAAGGAAGGAAACGTAATTTCTCAAAGAGGCAATGGCCTAATATGTGGTGCCTCTACTAGCTTAGAAGATTTATTCTTATGCCCAGTTGTTAAGGGAATGTGCCTTGAGGCACATGAGCTAGCTCTAAAGGGAGAATCAGTTCAACAATTTGTAACACAGGAAAAAAATATATTTTATGTTTCAATTGTTCCAAGAAGGTTAGACAATAAAGAAATCGTAGGTGTAGCCGGAATTGCTTGGGACATTACATCTAATGCTGTAATACTTTCGATCTTAGAAGATATACAAAAACTTTCTGAAGAGAAGCAAGTTGATACTAAGAAGATAAGACGCTTAGCAACAAAAGGTCTTAAGTCCAGCCGACTAAAGATGTTAATACAGGAGAAAGACTAATGCCCAACAGTGGTAATGGTGAACAAAATGGGTGGAACGAATACTCAAGACTTGTACTAAAAGAGTTGGAAACACTTTCAGACAGCATCGAAGGGCTAAGAAATGAAGTACAAAATGTAAAACAAGAAATTGCAAAAATGCAAGTTCGCGAAGACAAAGTTGACGAACTTAAAGCGTGGAAAGAAAAAGTAGACGAAGTTGCGTCTCCTACTCAAATGAAGGAGATGGCATCTGCCGTAGAAGAATTAAAAACATTTAAGACTAAAGCGGTGACCATATTTGCTGTTGTTCAATTTACAATGGCTGCGTATGTATGGTTACTGAGAGTTATGTAAGCCAAAGTATTTAAAGGAGAATCAAATGGCCATATTAAAGAAAACAAAGACACCAACAGAGACAAAAAAGGCAGCTCCAGCTCCAGCTCCAGCTCCAGCAGTAGCAAAGCCAGCAGCAGCAGTAGTAAAGCCAGTAGCTCCAGCTCCAGCTCCAGCAGTAGAAAAGCCAGCAGCAGCCCCAGCCCAACCTGCACTAACCAAAAAAGCTGCCCCGGAAGCTCCTAAGAAGAAATCTCTAGAGTCTTCTATCAAGGTAGGTGATAAAGTAATGTGGGTAGGAGAGACAGACACAGCCAAGATCGCTACTGTCTCGAGAGTCTATGAGTCAGACGGAAAAGAAGTGGCCGATTTAGTTGTACCCTGGAAGTCCTCCGGGCCAAAAGCAACAGCCCTCCTCGAGGCGCTAAGAGTCGTTGATTGTCTGCACTGTTCTGGCACAGGTCTTACAGTTTAATTGACGAGCCTTAGTCTTCATAAAAATTTTAAAATTTTTAAAATATATTTTGGAGGTGACAATTTTTGATACGATATAACTTGTTATTGCTACAGACGAGTAGCTGTCTGAATAGACAAATCGATGATCAAAATCAATAGTCTTAGGCAAATCTTTTAAACATCAAATAGATAGTTAGAATCGGTGGAGCAAAATTAGTGGCAAATTTTATTGACATATTAAGCCCAACACCGTTTGGCTTTTTTGACTCGTCTATAGACTTCCAAAAAGAAGCAGACGCTATTGTGCCATTTGTAAAGCGTAAGTTAGGCGATGATATACTGTCAGTTGAGCTCACAAAGAAGCAAATCTGGGCATGCCTAGAAGAATCACTTTTAGAATACAGCTCAATAATAAATCAGTATCAGGCAAAATCACAATTGGCCAATCTTTTGGGCGGCCCTACTGGATCTCTCGACGGATCTGAGCAAAAATTTCCAAGAGAAAATCTAGAGTTCATGCTTCGAAGGGCAGAACCATATTCTATGGAAGCCGGTATGGGTGGTTCGTACAATATGCTTTCAGGGTCTATTGCTCTAGTAAAAAACCAGCAAGACTACGATTTGTACACAGATCTAAAAGACGGTGACGGAACAGCACTCTTCGATAGAGCAGAAAATAATCCTAAAAGCAAGCTTAAGGTGATGGAAGTTTTTCATAATAGTCCGATGTCCGCTTATAGGTTTTTTGATACAACTTCTGCTATCAACTATTTAAATAATGAGTTTAGCTTTGAGTCGTTCACACCTGAGACAGTTTTTTATGTCTTACCTATTTTTGAAGACGTACTAAGAAGCGGACAATTAGATATGTCCCAACGCATAAGACGAAGTAACTACTCTTATAAGATCGTAGGAACAAAGATAAGAATTTACCCTAAGCCAACTCAAAATGATCCTAAAAATCTGTGGGTAAGGGTCCATTTTTCACCAGATCCGATGAACCCAAGCTTTGCAGACGCAACTATTGAGGGTGTAAGTAATCTTTCAAATATTCCGTATGGAAGACTCACATTTGATAAGATAAATTCAATTGGACGCCAATGGATAAGACAGTACGCACTCGCACTTTGTAAAGAATTGCTTGGGCTTATAAGGTCTAAATTTACTTCTGTCCCAATCCCTGGCGCAGACTTAACCTTAAATGGATCCGATTTATTAAGCCAGGGAAGAGAAGACGTCGCCGGCCTCAAAACAAAGCTAGCTGAAATGTTAGAAGAGCTGACATACAGCAAAATGCTAGAAGATGAAGCCTCAGCAAGCGAAAATCTTACGAGAATTCTAAGAGGCATTCCGATCCCAAATGGCCGCGCAATAGTGATGGGTTGATTAAATAAATGGCAAGACTTTTTGTAACACCTAGAGAAATTGATTTAATCTCTGATCTAACTAAAGAAGTGATAAAAGATATCTCAGGCCAAAAAGTATACTATTATAGAGTTAGAGAAGATCTCTCCGACGTACACGATGTTTACGAAGAATCACCTAACAAAATCTTTGATCAGCCCGTTGAAATAGAAGCAAGAGTAGAATATCAACCTGAAGAAATAAGAACTAATCAATTCGGAAGCGAGTCATCTTATTCAATAAGCGTATTTTTTCATGAGAGAGACTTGCTAGATAGAGAGATTGAGGTAAGAGAAGGAGACTACTTTAGCTACGGAGACACTTTTTTTGAAATAACCAGTGTTGTGGTAGAGAGTAATATCTACGGTCAGATAGAGCACAGCATCGGTGTAAAGGCTACTGGTAAGCAGGCAAGAATGGGACAGATAGACGTAACCCCCGTCGGACCTACCAGCGAAAGACTAGCGGATGAAGATGCTGTTCAGGATACGTTCGTTCAACAGCGAGGATTTTCTGAGAACAGTTTAGGAGAAACAGGAGATAAACGTCAGTTACAAGAAGACGGAAAGCTGGACGCTCCGATAGAAAAACCGGCAGAGGTATCATCAAAAGGAGATATCTCGAGCATAGATTCATCTTTTTATGGCGATGAGGACTGTTAAGAATGTCAACACGTTATTATAAAAATAGAACGGACTCTTTTTCCAGCACCACAGGTAACGAAGGTGCAAATATCCCGGAAGACTTAGAGATCCCATCTTGCACAGTTGAGGATGTCGATAGAGCACTGTTCGACTTATTCAATAATCAGCTTCCTTTTACATATAAGCACAAAGAGGGCACGAGAAGTGCTCCTGTAATATTTGCCACCGGTGAAAGATTCGCTGTATTAAGAAGAAAAAAGCCGCTGAGAGATAAGTCTGGTGCTTTAATACTCCCACTGGTCTCTATTATGAGGACAGGAGTCACACAGGCCGCGACCATGGGCGCCGGAACTGCACAGAACGTTCCAATGACTATAAGAAAAAAGCTCTCTCCAGAAGATCCTCTTTATCAAAGGCTCATAAACAAGCAGTCCATTCAAAACTCAGACGATCTCGTTTCTAATAATGCAATCGAGCAGGGCGGAATCGACGCATCTCCCGGTGAAAAGCTAGAATATTCAAAAAAAGAAGCATCCCCCGGAAGATTAGCCTCAAGACGATCAGGTCTGGCAGCAGGTATGTCTGAGAGAAGGACCAAGAGGATTCAGAGTGGTTTAGGAAGCAATATATATGAAATAATCACAATGCCTCCTCCCAAGTATTTTACTGCTACATACGAAGTGACCTTCTGGGCGCAATACACGTCCCAGATGAATAACATGATAAACGCAATGATGTCGCTGTATCAATCCTTTTCTCAAAGAACCTTTCAGTTAGAGACACCTAAGGGTTACTGGTTTGTAGGGTACGTCGGAGAAGAGCTCACAGCAGGCAATAATTTTGATGATTTTACTGACGCCGAGCGCCTTGTGCGGTATTCTTTTGAAATAAAAGTTCCAGCTTATTTGATAGGATCAACGTATCCAGGCGCGCAAAATACTTTAAGAAGATTTGTATCAGCGCCGCAGATTTCTTTTGACTCTCTCATCATGGATAAGGATGTTGACATCCAACGCCCCAACGGCGTTGTATCCTCGGAGGCCGGAGATTACGTTCTAGATGACCTAAGAACAGTCGATGAACCTTTACCTGGCCAGACAATTGGAAGGCCTTCTACAGCAGCTTCCGATTCTCGGGGGATATTTAGTCTAAGAGACGCATCACAGGTTACAAATAGGGATCTCAACGGAGACTTTGTAGGGGGATCAACCTCAGATGACAATAGAACTAAAATAATTGAAATTGATCATGATCCTTTCACTGGAAAAAAAGTACAAAAAAAGTTGCATGTTAAGACAAGGACAAATAGAAAAGGAGAGACCGTTTTACGCGAATCTCTTAAATAGTTTTTTGATATGAAGATGATACTTATCATAGGGATAGATCGCTCTAGGAGATATGATGGCTGAGCAAACATTTCGTTCACCTGGCTTTTTCGAACAGGAAATTGACCTTTCTGCAAAACAATTAACACCTACAGGAACACCTGCCGGGATAATTGGAACTGCTGAGAAAGGTCCGGCATTCGTTCCTGTTACAGTCGGGACTTTCGCAGATTTTCAAACAAGATTTGGCACTTTAGATACCAATCGATTCGGACCGTACGCGGTTCGAGAATGGTTAAAACATAGGACCGCAAGTACCTATTTAAGGGTTTTGGGAGCTGGTTCAAATGAAACAGCAACTGATATTGCCAATACTACAAACAAAGGCATAGTCAAAAATGCAGGATTCCGCTTAAGCGGGTCTGTAGAACTTGGCGACTCCGGTGGATATCACGGTGATGTCCGAAGTGCCGGAGATGTAAGGTTTATATGTGCACAACACACACCGGCAACCAATGAGACAGCGGCGTATCCAGTATTTACTGATAACCCCTCTTTCTCAATATCGGATACCGCTGGCGGAGACGTTTCTCTTGTCAGAGGTGTTGTTTTCGTCGCCACCGGCACCAAGCTAGAGGTGATGGACTATAATACTGACTATGCTTCGTATCGTACGACCGCAGCCGATAGTAATGCGTATGATATTGCTAAGGTCGGTGCTATAGCTGGCAGCACACTCACAGAAAGCAAGTACTTTAAGATTATTCTTAGTTCTTCTTCTGGTGCAGGTTGGGCTAATGATGAAAGCCAGGCGGGAATTAGAATTATTTCTGCTTCTCTTGATCCTAAAGATGGAAACTATATTTCCAAGGTTCTAAACACAGACCCACTTAAGTTTCAAGAGCAGGAGCACCTTCTTTACCTCGACTTCGCAGTTGAGCATGAACTCGCACCTGTCCAGTCCACAGATGATTCTGCTACTGTTGCTATCTTAAGTGGAACTGCAGGTCATTCTAATACATCTGGCGATACTAGCGTTGTTTTCAACGACCTTTTCGGAAGGTACGATACACGATACACAACACCAAGAACCACTGCGTTCATCTCACAGCCTTTCGGAAAGAGAGAATTCGATCTTTTTCACTTCGAGACAATTTCTGACGGTGCTTATGGTAACGAAAAGTTCAAGGTATCTATTTCAAACCTTAGAGCCTCTACAGACCCGAACGATGATTTCGGAACATTTGAAGTTCAAATAAGAGCCTTTGATGACAAAGACACAGATACACAAATTCTAGAAAGATATCCTGAGTGCTCACTAAACCCCAGGTCTGAAAGATACGTCGCAAAAATGGTAGGCGACAAAAAAGTCAGATACGACTTTGACCAGGAAAACGAGGATGAGCGAAGGCTGGTCATCTCTGGAAAATATCCTAACCTCTCTTCCAGAATCAGAATACAGATGAATTCTTCTGTAGAGAGTGGAGATATACCACACTCAGCACTTCCATTTGGTTTCCGAGGTGTCCCTGTTATTAAGACAAGTGACATGCTTGCACAGGGTAACACAGGTGGCGGCGGCGGATCAGCCCTGACTTTTGACGGCAGAACTTACGGATCAGCGAAGACAAATAGAATCAACAACCTCTCTTCTTCGCAACACAATCCAATGTCGGCATCTCTGGTTCCACCTCTTCCCTTTAGATTTAAAGTGACAAGAGGCGAAGCAGACAGTGATACCACACCTACAATGGTTGGCCAACCAGGAACAAACGAAAGAGTTGATGGAAGATATTACTGGGGTGTTAACACAATATCAATTCCAACAAAAGAAGCAGCTGGTACCGCAGCAAAAGCTATTCTTAATGCAAATGGAGGTGTTGGTGTCAACCCACTCATACGTGCTTATACCAAATTCCAAGGAATTAAGAAACTTGATGCACTCGTTACTGGGTCTGGAGCAGACGTATTCAACGCGAATAAGTTTACTCTGGCTAGAGTCGCTCTAGGTAACACTACTTCAAACAACAAGTTAAGTGATATCTTTGCAGCCGTGACTGGATCTTCTAGAGAGCATATGCTCGAAGCTGCGTACATTAGAAACGGCACACCCGATAGAAATACGTACACTGTCGATGATAGAACAACAGCCGGCGCCAACAGATTTACTTTGGCATCGCTGGTTCATACGAGCTCAGTCCTCTTCAATAGATTCACTGAGTACGCGAAGTTTACAAATATCTTCTACGGAGGCTTCGATGGAGTTAACATCCTTGATAAAGATGCTTTCTACTTCAGAGATAGAGTATTCTCAGTCGACACAGGCGGAAAAGCTGTTGACGGCGACCCAGACATAGGATTGTCTACTACTGGTGGAACAACCATCAAGAACGGTGACAACGTCATGGGCGAAGGAAGAAAGGCAAATTCAAATGCGTCTTTCAGAAGAGCTGTTGATATTATGACTGACCCGGTTGCTTCCAATATACACATCTTAGCAATCCCGGGTGTAAGAGACACGTTCGTAACAGATCATGCTCTCACTAAGAATAGAGACTACTCAATGTCCATCTATATTATGGACTCTCTGAGATACGACGAAGATGTTAATCGTCTATATGATGATTCTTCAACTCGTGTTGATGTGAGAGAGACTTCCGAGCAGTTTGAGTCGAGAGCAATTGACAACAACTATGCGGCCACTTATTTCCCTGATGTCTTTATTGAAGATCCTATCAATAATCAGACTGTTAAGGTTCCGTCTTCTGTTGCAGCATTAGGTGTGCTATCCTATAACGATAACAACAAGTACGAGTGGTTCGCTCCAGCCGGCTTTAATAGAGGCGCATTGGACTTCGTCCGTAACGTAGAAAATCGTCTAACTTCTGCTGATAGAGACACTCTGTATGATGCCAGATTCAACCCAATTGCTGTGTTTCCAAATGCAGGCTATGTAGTCTTCGGACAGAAAACACTTCAAATGGCGAAGTCTGCTCTAGATAGAGTAAACGTTAGACGTCTCATGCTAGAGGTCAAACGACAAGTTGTACGAGTTGCCGATAGAATTCTTTTCGAGCCGAACAATTCCGCTACAAGGGCAAAATTTGTTAATCAAGTTGTGCCTCTCTTGGCATTAATACAGCTTAACAGCGGAATTGAGCAATTCAAGGTGGTGATGGACGAGTCTAATAATACATCAACTGACGTAGAAAACAACAAACTGAATGGACGAATAGTTGTTGTTCCGACAAGAGCAGTAGAATTTATCTCTGTTGACTTTATCATCACAAATAGCGGTGTGTCGTTCGAGTAAATGATAAGTACTATTAGAGATTAATCAGGAGATAACTCAATGGCAGAGAAAACATTTTTAAGCCCGGCTGTTAGCACTAGAGAAATAGACCTCAGCCAGCCAACAACACTTACTCCTACTGGAGTTCCTGCAGGAATAGTGGGTACTGCCCGTCGAGGACCAGCTTTTGTGCCAGTCACAGTCGCGACTTTCCAAGACTTTGTGGCGAAGTTTGGAAACACCGACGGCGAGGCCTTTGGCCCACTTGCCATGCACGAATGGATGAGATTCCAGCGCGCCGGCACTTATGTAAGAGTCTTAGGTGTTGGAAACGGTAAAGCACGAGTCACCTCAGGAAAGGTCACAAATGCAGGCTTTATAGTAGGCGATGCGCTCCCACAAGCCAACGGGAATATCGGTGTAAATACTTACGCACACACCGGAATGCAGCTTGGACGAACTTACATTTTAGCTGCTTATATGAAGCAAGCAGACGGTTCCACAGTGTTTGCAGACGCTGGACTAAATGATAATAATTTCAGTGCAGCAAGACCTATTGTTAGAGGAATTATGATGTTTGCATCGGGTGTTGTTCCAACACTCAATACTGACATCACCTCTGACAACAGACCACTAGCATCAGGAGTTCCTGAGACCGCTGAAGGTATAGAGCGAGGTACATCTATAGGTGATATCCTGACAGGGTCAGGCGAAAAGCAAGAGTTTATAATGCTCTTGAATGGACATAAAGTCTCAGATTCTTATCTAAATGTAATAACTGCTTCATTCGACCCAGACGCACCAAATAACTTTAGAAATATGTTCAATACCGATCCTACTAAGATCGAAGAATCAGGGCATTACCTCTATCAAGACTACCAAGTTCACAAAACTATCGCAGTCGTCACTGGCGCCGGCGCAACTCATTTTGCTGACACCAGAGGCTCAGGCCAAGAAGACGGCATTTCAGGCAAGCGATACGGTACGTGCTTCATAATGGCATCCTCAGGGTCAAGAAATGATTCTTCTGAGACATCTTCTACAGCTCTAGGTAATATCAACCTTGAAGGGTTCGATGATAGATTCAGAACAGCTTTCTCGCCCTTTGTAATATCACAGAAGTTTGGTGGACAAAACCAGAACCTTTTCAAAGTACATGCACTCGACGACGGCCAAGCAGGCTCAGATACCTTTAAGATCACGATCGAGAACATCATTGGTTCAACGAATGAGAATAGAACGTTTGGATCTTTCGACCTCGCAGTCCGCAGGTTCGATGATGCCGATAGAAATAAGGAAGTTCTAGAAAAATTCTCGAGGATCGATCTAGATCCAGCTAGTGATAGATACATTGCTAGAGTTATCGGGGATACACACACTTTTTATGACTTTGACAAGAAGGCCGGCGGCCAAAAATTAGTAATAGACGGTGTGTACCCTAATAAGTCGCAATACATCAGAGTTGAGACATCAGACAAGCTCGATAATGGGTCTATAGACGATTCAGCCCTCCCTGTAGGTTTCCGAGGTCTACACCACATGGTGACATCAGGCTCAAACGATGCTACTGGTTTCGGTGCAGTGGTCTCAGGATCAATTACAGGGTCTGGCGAATCTGCGAGAAACTTCCATGTTAGTATTGCCCATCACCACACGATGGATGAGAAAAACATTTTCTCAGGCTCATTTAGAAATCTGGTTCAGTTTCCTATTCCTATGAGAGAAAACCTTTCAAAAGGAACAGGTCAGAAAAAGACTGCTGATGCGAACCTTACATGGGGCATCCAGTTTGAAAAGAAAAAGAATCTTTCAGAGCCTAACGCACTTGATAAGCTCGATCCAATGATCAGAAGCTATGTAAGATATCTGCCACACCACCTCGAATCAGACCAGAATGTTTGGGCGGGTGCCAACGAAGGCGCGCAGGACGTCGCAGGTAGTATCCTCGATGCTGATAGATTTAACAATAACCTGTTCTCGCTAGAAAGAATCGAAGTAATAACTGACGCTAATAGTAAACCTGATCCTCAACAGTGGGCAGTTGCAGCCTATCGTAGAGATGGTACAGCAGAGTCGACCATGACTGATGTGTTCGGGAATGCTGGCCAGGCGTCTCGTCTGCTAAACCCAGCAACAGACCTTGCCCATCTTCCTTCTAGAAAATATCTCAAGTTTACTTTCCCTCTTCAGGGAGGCTTCGATGGGACAAATATTTTCAATGAAGACAAAGCAAAATTCAGAGATAACGCTGTAAGAAGAGAGATGGATGATTCTAGTAATCAAGGCGGAACATCCGGACCAACAGTAGCAGCGCTTAGAAAAGCAATCGATGTAATGGAAGAAAAGTCCGACGTCGATATTAAAGTCTTAGCAATACCAGGCCTTAGACACGAGTCGATCACTGATTACGCTGTAGATTCTACTGAGAGAAGGTTCGATGCGCTCTTTGTGATGGACGTTGAGGAAAAAGACACTGTTAGTTCATACGTCACGTCTTCAGCTGATCAAGTAATTAATGTTTCTAACACAGTGACTAGATTTGCTAATAGAAACATGGACTCATCGTTTGCCGCCGCATACTTCCCCGACGTGGTAATAACTGATCCGTCAACGCAAACAAATGTTCAGTGTCCGCCTTCAGTTGCTGTTATAGGAGCTTTAAGTTATAATGACTCTGTGGCACATCCTTGGTATGCACCTGCAGGATTTACCCGCGGCGCTCTGATGTCAGTTATAGAATCACAAGTGAAGCTAAATCAAGCAAACCTTGACGAATTGTATGAAGTAGATATCAACCCACTTGCTTCTTTTGGACACACTCCTGAGGTTGTGGTCTTCGGACAAAAGACCCTTTTGGCGAACAAGAGCTCTCTAGATAGAGTCAACGTTAGGCGTCTTCTAATCGAAGTAAGAAGAAAGGTAAGGGTCGTCGCAAATACTCTTCTATTCGAACCAAACAGAGCAGATACACTTACTAAATTCTCAAATGCTGTGACCCCAATTCTCGCAAGAATTCAGGCGCTGCAAGGTCTAGAAAGATTTAAGGTCCAGATTGATACAACAACCACAACACAGGCAGATGTCGAAAATAACACCATCCGAGGCAAGATCTACTTGCAACCTACACGTGCAGTAGAATTTATCAGTCTAGACTTCGTTGTAACAAATGCAGGTGCTGAGATTTAATGCTCCAGTCCATGCTGTATATTAATTTTCGGGATATAATTCAATGGCACAGAAAACATTTTTAAGCCCGGCTGTTAGCACTAGAGAAATAGATCTCAGCCAGCCATCAAAAAGAAAACCAGCAGGTATTCCCGCTGGTGTAATTGGTACTGCCCGTCGAGGCCCAGCTTTTGTGCCAGTCACAGTCGCGACCTTCCAAGACTTTGTATCAAAATTCGGTAATACAGACGGAGAGGCCTTTGGGCCTCTTGCAATGCATGAGTGGTTGAGGAATGCCCAAGCCGGAACGTATGTAAGAGTCTTAGGCATAGGCAATGCTGAGGCACGTGCAACATCAGGAAAAGTCGCCAGTGCAGGTTTTGTCGTGGGGTCACAGCAGGTCCAGGCCAACGGAAACTTTGGAACAAACCCATATGCACATTCAACCACAGGCCCAGGGCAGCTAGGAAGATCTTTTGTACTCGGGTGTTTCATGTCAGAATCTGCTGGCAGCTCATTTCTTAGTGATGCAGGAATACAAAAAGGAACCCTCCGAGCAACAGCATCAGTAACAATCCTCAATGCCGGCGAGATCACAAACAACGCCCAAATATCGTTTGTTACAGCTGGTGGTGATACAGTCACAATTACCGGTCATGCTAGTGACAATGCCATGACCACAACGTCTGGTGCTTCCACGGATGGAACGTTTGCTGCCGGAAACACCCTCTCTGGTGATACCGCCGGCAACAAAGCTCAAGCCCTCGCTATCGCCGCTGCCATCAGCCTCCATGACGATTTTACTGCAACCGCTGTCGACACCAATGTTATAACAATAACACAGAACACAGGCGGAGAAGCAGGCAATACAACCATTACTATAGCCAAGAATGGCGCAGACGGGAATATGTCTGCCGATGATATCGCCGTTGGGGATTCTTTTACTGCCGGCCATGACGTCACAGCACAGCCAATTGTAAGAGGAATTTTAATGTTCCCATCTGGGGTCGTGCCAACTCTCAATACATCTATAACTGCGCTCAGCTCGAAAGGTGCCTTAGCTCAAGGAACGCCTGGCGTTGCCAACCAGCAGGAAGGTATTGAAAGAGGCTGTGCCGTAGGCGATATCATAACAGGTTCTGGTGATAAACAAGAGTTTGTAATGCTCTTAAACGGTCACAAGGTTTCTGATGGATACCTTAACGTGATCACTGCATCATTTGAGCAAGATGCTCCAAATAACTTTAGGAATATGTTCAATACCGATCCTACAAAGATCGAAGAAGCCGGACATTATCTATACCAAGACTATCAGATACACAAATCTTTTGCAGTTCCAACAGGATCAGGTGCGACATACTGGGATGACTTCAGGGGCTCCGGTCAAGACGACGGATCAGCAGGCAAGAAATATGCAACAGCTTTTCTCCTACCGTCCTCAGGGTCAAGAAATGATTCTTCTGAGTCATCTTCTACAGTTCTAGGTAATATCAACCTCGAAGGCTTCGAAGATAGATTCAGAACAGCTTTCTCGCCCTTTGTAGTATCACAGCAGTTCGGCGGCCAAAATAAGAATTTGTTTAGGATACATGCTCTTGATGACGGACAAGCTGGATCTGACACGTTTAAAATTACAATCGAGAACATTATTGGTTCAACGAATGAGAATAGAAAGTTTGGATCGTTTGATCTAGTTGTACGTAGGTTTGATGATTCTGATGTAAAGCCAGAAGTTCTAGAAAAGTACAATAGAATCGATTTAGACCCATCTAGTGATAGGTACATTGCTAGAGCCATTGGTGACACACATACTTTTTATGACTTCGATAAGAAGGCAGGCGCCCAAAAGCTGGTCATCGATGGAATATATCCTAATATGTCACAATATATTAGAGTTGAAACATCAGAAGCTCTAGACGAAAGTGCCATAGACGATTCAGCACTTCCAGTAGGCTTTCGAGGCCTATACCACATGGTGACATCAGGCGCCGCAGGCGACACCGGTGGCCTCGGATCAGTATTGTCAGGAACACTTTCTGGAAGCGGAGAATCAGCTCGTCAAAACCACGTAAGCCGAGGATCGATTGACCCAGATGACCATCATCTTCGTTTAGCGATGAACTCATTCTCTGGTTCTTTCCAAAACGTAGTACAGTTCCCAATTCCTATGAGAGACAATATTTCACGAGGATCTGGAAAAAGAATCGAAGCAGATGCAAGTCTTACGTGGGGAATCCAGTTTGAAAAGAAAAAGAACCTATCAGAACCAAATGCCCTCGAAGTCTTAGATGAGTCAATCAGAAGCTTTGTAAGATATCTCCCACACCATCTTGAATCAGATCAGAACGTTTGGGCCGGAGATAATGAAGGGGTAACAGATATTGGCGGCGCCGTTCTTGATGCTGATAGATTTAACAATAACCTGTTCTCGCTAGAAAGAATCGAAGTAATAACTGATACTAGCAGCAAGCCTGATCCTCAACAGTGGGCAGTTGCAGCCTATCGTAGAGACGGAACAGCTAACTCTACAATGACAGATATTTTTGGAACCGCTGGCCAGTCTTCCAGGCTTATTGATCCGGCATTAGACTTTGCCCATCTTCCTTCTAGAAAGTATCTCAAGTTCACTTTCCC